ATGGGCTGTTTATACCCCAAAACGTGAGCCAAAGTCATGATTAGTGATGATCAGGTCATAATTGATACACCATCGGTTGAAACAGTCTCAGATCGGCTTGAATCGGTTTTTTTGCCGGTAACAGCTCCACGAATCCACTCCCCGATCAATGATTTGCCTTCACGCGGCTTTGAATTGATTGATTTTGCCGATCAGATCCTCCCGGATGGCTTTATGCCGTGGCAAAAGTGGCTTGCCGAACACAGCTTGAAGGTAAAGCCGGACGGCCGGTATCACCATCCGGTAACGGTGGCAACGGTAGCCCGGCAGAATGGAAAATCAACCTACATGATGGCTCGGATCATGATGGGCTTGTTTCATTGGGATGAATCGTTGCAGGTTTCTACAGCTCACCGATTGGTCACATCGCTGGAGCAATTTCGAGCCATTGTGCAGATCATCGAGGAAAATGCAGATTTGGCCAATCAGGTAAAGCGGATTAGATGGCAACATGGAGCCGAGGAAATCCAAACCATAAAAGGCAATCGATTTATCATCAAAGCCGGAGGTTCGGCAGCTCGTGGATTGTCAAAGCCGGAAACCATTCACATGGATGAGATTCGAGAGCTTCACGACATGGAGACATTTGCCGCGATGCGCTATACCTTGATGGCGGCTAAGAATCCACAGGTGAATTGCTTTTCATCAGCCGGTGATTCGCACTCAATCGTTTTGAACCAGCTACGCGAAAGAGGATTGGCCGCAGCTAGTGGCGCGGCCGATGATGTGGGCTATTTTGAGTGGTCTGCACCAACTGATGAGATTTCATTGGAAAATGCTGCTTTTGCCAATCCCGGATTAAACATAACAATTCACCCGGATAATATTCGGGCGGTTTTTAATGATCCTCCAGATGTAGTGATGACTGAAGTTTTAAATCGATGGGTTCAGACTATTTCAAGCGTTGTCGGTGCCAAAGAGTGGCAAGAGTGTGGTGATGAAACTATTGATCTTGATGATGACAAACTTACATGGATGGCCATTGATATTTCACCGGATCGAAAGCACGCCGCATTATGCGCGGCCCAAAAGCTTGGATCTGAGTCATTTGTTGTAAAGCTGCTCCATACATGGGAAAACTCAATTCAGCTTGATGATCGAGCCATTGCCAACGATGCAGCTGCCTATTGCCGCAAATATCCTATTGAGTACCTGTTGTACAGCCGGCGCACATCTGGAGCCGTTGCAGCTCGTATGCAGCCGGCAGGTATCCCGATCCATGACATGGACAGCGATTATCCTCAAGCGTGCGATGAATTATTGGGCGCGATAAATTCGGGTCGGTTAAAACATAGAAATCAGGCATCGCTGACAGAGCAAATCCTTTCAGCTGTTCAATTACGTCGAGGCGATGGCGGATGGGTTATAGGAAGGCGCGCGAGCGGTACGGCCGTGGCAGCCGCCGTAGCAGCAGCTCTCTGTACACACTTCGCGACACGCCCGGAAACGGAAATTGATATTTTAGTGGGTTGATGCTTGACATTTTGAAAAAATGCTCCCATGGGATTATTTGATCGAAAGCGCACCATTGAAACTGTCGCGATCTCGCGCGGTGCTGATGTAGCTGCACAAATCGGGCCAGCACCGACATTGGATGCATTTTTTCCATTTGGTGGCGCGGATTATCTTGCAACCCGTGAGGAAGCAATGAGCGTTCCAGCAATCGCGCGCGCACGAAATATGATTTGCAATTCAATCGCCACAATTCCTTTGGTTACACGAGATAAAACAACCGGACAGATTATTGATCAACCTGTTGTGATTTCTGATCCGGATAAGCGAGTGCCAGGAGCAGCATCATGGGTTTGGGCTTGTGAGGATTTATTATTTACAGGATTTTCATATTTTCAAATAATTGATCAATTTGCCGATACTGGCCGCGTTCGCCAAATGTGGCGCGTTGCTCCAAACCGTGTCGGCGTGTTTTTAAATTCTATTGGAACTCAGATTGAGTATTACACAGTTGATGGATCGCGTGTACCAATGTCCGGTGTTGGATCACTTGTTGTGTTTTACGGAAATGATGAAGGATTACTAAACCGCGCAGGTCGCACAATTCGCGCAGGTGCAGAGCTTGAAAGAGCAGCTGCAATGTACGCACGCGAACCGGTGCCATCGATGGTTTTAAAATCAAACGGAACAGCGTTGCCAGCCGACCGCATCGCTAAGCTGCTTGATGCATGGGGCGCAGCGCGCCGCAATCGTGGCACCGCATTTTTAAATGCCGATGTTGAATTGACAACAGTTGGCTTTACGCCAGAGCAAATTGGCCTTAACGCCGCACGCGAAATTATCGCTACAGAATTAGCTCGTGCCGTGGGAATTCCGGCGTACTTTATTGACGCGCCGACAGGATCATCCATGACATACGCAAACGCCAGCACGGCGCGTCAAACCTTGTTGGACTTTTCACTTTTGCCGCTGATGAACAGCATTGCTAGTCGTTTATCAATGCCGGATTTTACTCCATCTACACAGCGCGTTGAATTTGATCTTAAGGCTTACCTACGCGGATCAGAAAAAGAGCGTGCAGAAATTTACAAGATTTTATTTGACATCGGAGCAATCACAACCGCTGAAATAAGACAAATGGAGGACATGATCTCATGAAGCTAACAACACCAATGCAAATCACGGCAGCTGATACCGACTCACGAACAATCACCGGCAGAATTGTTGCCTTTAATGAACCGGCTAATGCATCAACAGGCAAAGTCGTTTTTGCTCGCGGATCAATTGTGCCTCAAGATGTTTTTTTAAATTTAGAGCATGACATCACACGCAGAATTGGAAAGAGCATTGCAATGAGTGTCAATGACAAAGAAATGACAGCGACCTTCAAAATTGCAAACACGACAGCCGGTTCAGACAGCTTGGAAGAGGCAATGACTGGACTAAGAGACGGCTTCTCAATCGAGTTGGCCGTAGACAATTACGAAATGCTAAAAGATGGCACGATGAAAGTTTTGAATGGACAGCTCAAAGGCGTTGCACTTGTCACAGAGCCGGCCGTGCGATCAGCCCGTGTCAGCGAGGTAGCCGCAAATCAAGATTCTGAAACTCAAGAAGGATCAGAAATAACAAACCCAAATGAAGGAGACAAAGTGGAAAACACTACCGAACAAGCCGCTCCTGCCGTTGAACCGGTAGCAGCTCCAACAGTCGAACCTGTACAGGCATCATCACGACCAGCCTATTACACAGCACCACGCTCACCAATCGTCGATAAGGTTTCTTATCTAGAGCATTACTTAAAGGCCAGCATTTTGCATGATGAGGATTCTCGTCAGTATGTAAAGGCTGCCGATAACACAACATCAACAGCACCGGGCATGATCCCAACACCACAAAGCTCGACAGTAATCAATGCACTTGCAAACGCTGATCGTGGAATGATCGATGCGATCAGCCGCGAAACCTTGGTTTCAGAAGGCATGACTTTCGAATTACCAAAAGTTTCCGCTGTCCCCGTGGTTAGTAACATTGCTGAAAATACAGCAGTTACAGAATCATCACTATCTGCAACATTTTTGTCAGTTTCCGTACAACCGTTCAAAGGCCGCGCTATCTCGACAGTAGAGCTTATTGATCGCAGCCGACCAGAGTATCTAACAGCTCTTTTGCAAAATCTTGAATTTGCTTATGCAAAGGCAACAGATGAGTTTGTGACAGCTGGAATTTACAATGATGGATCATCATCAGCACAAGCTGCAAACACAGCCGCAGGATTCTTGGGATACACATCGGCAGCAGCAGCAGCCGTATATGGATCATCACTCGGTTTTGCAAAGTCACTTGTAGTTTCACCAACACAATGGGGAAACATCATGGGATACAACGACAATGGCCGACCAATTTACAACGCAGCACAGCCTCAAAACGCTGGTGGCCGTGTAGTTGGAGATTCATTACGCGGGGTAGTCAGTCCGGGTCTTGAGCTTTACGTTTCACGCTCAATCGGTGAAGTTGCCGGCACAACAGATGAAGGCGATCTTTCAATGGTTGTCATCAATCCAGATGCTTACACATGGTACGAATCTCCACGCTTCACGCTACGCACCAACATCAACAGCGATGGAACCATCGATATTCTTTATTATGGTTACGGCGCACTAGCTCCAAAGGTGCCACTAGGCGCACGATGGAATAACCTCGCTTAAATAACTCATAATCGGTAGCGGTCGCTCCCGAACGCTACTGACACGAAAGGAACCGAGATGCCAGCAATAGTCACAGCCTCACAGCTGAGGTCAATTCTTGGTGTCTCGGTTTCTTTATATTCTGATGCTCAATTGGATCAAATTATTGATTCGGCTGAACAAACAATTTTGCCTTTACTTACGCAATACCAATCATCGGTGACTTTTGCCAATGTGAGTGATTCCGTCATTTATTTCACCACAATGCGGCCAAATTATTTTGTGCCGGGTCAATCTGTTGTTGTTACCGGGGCCGGAGCTTACAGCGCGACTTATACAGTCACCGATGATCGGATTGAGCCATATACATTTACAGCGGCAACAGCGGCGGCTGATCGAACATACCCATTGCCGTTTATTCCTAGCGCATTGGCTACTTTATCCGGTGGATCAGCCGCACAGCTGTACGCAACTACTCCCCCGGTCGAAAACGCAATCTTGGTTGTATCGGTTGAAATTTTTCAGAGCATTACAGCTCCCGGCAATCAGATCATGTCAGATAATTTTCAGCCAGCACCATTTATTCTTGGGCGCAGCTTGACGAACAGAGTTATTGGATTACTTGGGCCATTTTTGGATGTCGAAACGATGGCACAATGACAATTGAATCCCAAATCCGCACACCACTTAAAACAGCACTTTCAGGCATTGCCGCCAATGTGTATAACGGCATCCCGGAGACAATGACAAGCCCATCCATTTGCTTAATTCCTGATGCTCCATATTTAGAAAGCGTTTTAATCGCTAAAGCACAAACAAGAGTCAAAATAAATTTGACCGTCACAGGCGTTGTCGGTTATTCAAACAATGCCGCAGCTTTGGACAATCTTGAACAATTGATGATCAGCATCATCAGCGCAATGCCGGCAGGTTACGAAGTCGGCAATGTCAATCAACCACAGCCATTGGAAGTCGGTGCAGGTAAATACCTCACGGCCGATTTACAAGTCAGCACCTACTACACCAATTAAGGAGAAAATAAATTGCCAACTACAATCATTACCGGTAGAGATGTCTCATTCACTTTGGATACAAAGTTATATGATGCACAGACATCATCGGCCACACTTTCATGCGACACGATTATTGAAACGTACCAGACCTTAGACGGCCGCGCTTATAAATCGATCGATACACAATGGACTTTCACAATTGAGCTTTTGCAAGATTGGGGAGCATCGGGCGGAATTGGTTCATTGTTTGAATCAATGTGGTCAAATGCTGAAACAGGTGCAAACACAACTGTTGCGGTTTCTTTCACAGCTGTCACAGGCGCGGTTTTCACATTCAATGTATTGCCAATTTTTCCAACAGCAGGTGGCGCAGCTCCGGGTGCATTAACCGACACATGGACATTGACAGTCGTTGGAACACCAACAGAATCATTTAGTTAAACAAAGAATCGGGAGCAAAAATGAAACTAGCAATCACAATTGAATATTCAGCCGGGGACAGCGCGACATATACCGCGCTGCCACCGGAATGGATGAAGTGGGAACAAAAGACAGGCAACACGATTCAGCAAGTACAGGACAAGCTGGGCATTGCCGATCTTATGTTTTTGGCATATCACGCCATGAAGCGCGAGGCCGGCGGCAAGCCGGTTAAGGCTTTTGAAGTGTGGTGTGAAACAGTCACCGATATAAATATGGGAGAGACTGATACCCCAAAAGCTACGAATCCGGAAGCATAAATCGGCTCCTTTGGGAGTTAGCAATATCGACCGGATTGCCACGATCGGAGTTTCAAACAGCTGAGGATGTTTTGACCGCATTTGAGATATTGGAGAAGCGAAATGGCAACTGATGCAATTACTTATGACAAGAGTGATTTGCGCGGCATCATCAAAGCTTTTAAGGCTATGGATGAGACAGCTGTTGCACAGGCCAAAGGCGTTTCAAATGGATTGGCTACTTATCTTCAAAAAAAGATTGTCACCACAGCAATAACTCGCGATCTTGCATCAATCCGTATTGCTAACGGCGCACGAGTATCAAAATCATCCAAAATTGGTGAAATTTCATTTGGCTTTGTGTCTCAGAAATTTAGCGGCGGCGGTACAACTCAGCAGCTTTGGGGCGGTTACGAATTTGGATCAAACAAATTTAAACAATTCCCAATTTGGTCAGGTCGTGAAGGCCGCGGATCAAAAGGATGGTTTATCTATCCAA